GGCAGCTGTGGTTGTGGTGAAAGTAAATGTGTTCGGATCAACAACCGTGATCTCATGCTCACCGTTGATCTCTACAATGGGGATGCCCCCAATAGTGGGCCCAGTTACGCCGCTGACAAATATGTAGCTACCCGATATCGCGTTGTGCGAGACAGGCAGAGTGATGGTGATTTTTGCCAGTGTGTTGGTCGTGCTTACGCAATTGTTGGTGGTGGGGTTAGTGAGCGTGGGGCTGACCGTGCGCAAAGGCGTGACGTCGAAGAAGTTACCACCTGCTTCGATATATAGTTTTTTATTGGTACCAACAGACAGCAGGTTGTCGCTGTAGCTGGTGATCCAGTTACCCATCTGACGGCACACGCCGATGATGGGCTCAGAGCTAGACTTTTGCCAGCCCCCTAGTTTTTGGGGGTAGCCCGAGCGGAACCTGATCTTGTCGCACTCATACCAGTTACCCTCACCAGAATAGTTAGTCTGGTCACGGTTAAGTCCGGGTTTGAACTGGAGCTTTAGAAATGCCATCAGAATACCTCACGGGCCACCCACAGGCTTAGTCTTGAACGCCTGCTTCTTCCTGAGCGTCGGCAGGAATTTGCGCTTCAGCCTGCTGCTTAATTTTCACCAGCAGGGGCCATGCACCGCTCGAAGTGGGCAAAGCGCCCAGCGTCTGCAGTACAGCGTTGATCTCGTCGACATTCAGTTTAAGTTCGATTTCCATTATGCGCTCCATGGTAACGGGGGTGTGACTACCGGCGGATTTACCTGATCGGCAATCTGCTGGGCCACATTCGCCTCATACGCTGTAACTTGGTCTTCGCCAAGTGCCGACTGCACCCAGCCAACAACCTGCGCTTCGGTAAGGTCCGCATAGGGAGTGAAGGTAGCGCCCTCGTCGAGGGTCACGCCGACCGAGCCATAAACGCCGCCGGAGAAGCCAGCTTCCTCACCGGAAAGGGTCCAGTGTACGGTAAAGACCACATCGGTGTGGTTGTCATATTCGGGGTAGCAGTCAAGACGGACGACGCCCCACGTATAAGATACAGCCATTTTACTTACTCCAATTCCACGGCAATGCCGAATTATGAACCAAAACCCCGCCCGTTAAAGACGGCTCGAAAAGCACTCCATCGTCTATGGAGTTCCGCTTTTTACTATTATAGCTTTGAGAAACAATTCTCAAATTCCATGGGACGTGAAGCCCACACACATTCTCCCCCTTCAGCGGGACTATGTGGTCCACGTGACAATTGAACCCAGAAAGCTCTGTCGCCTTTCTCGCGGCGACATAGACGGCCTCCATTGCGTCCCGATGCTGCTTTGTCAGCCATTGGGGGGTCGCCATTAACTTCCGCGCCTGCCTAGCGCGCTCCGCAGCAGCTCTTTGTGGCTTTCGCTTTTGTATTGAGGCTAATTGGATAAGCCTTTGTTTTTCAGGGTTTTTGGCACGGTATTCCTTGCACTTCTGCCTGTAATGCTCTGCGTTTTTTGCGTATCTTTCTTTCACCCAGTTAGGGTTCGCCTCTGTTTTTTTCTGACGGCTGCGCTTTTCGGAGGCTCTAGCACACTCAACACAAGCTCCACTCGATGTCACCCTATGGACAACGTGCCCAAGCCTGCATGGCCGCCCAGTAAAATACGTTGTTTCACCGGCAGCTTTCGCAGCCGCGCGCTCTTTGGGTTTGAAATGCCAAGGCTGCAACTGCCAATGCCTTGCCATTTTACTTCCTTTCTTCGAGTTGCGCCACACGGGCGGTAAGTTCTTGGATCGCCTTTACCAGCACGGGGATGAGGTCACCCGCCTTGACAGACTTGAGGTCGTCAGGCTCACCTTCACCGGCTTTCCAACCGCCGATCAGCTCGGGCAGCACTTCTTCGACTTCCTGCGCAATGAAGCCCATGTCGTCGCGTACGTCTTTACCCTTACCCTGTTTCCAGTCGAACCGGCGGGGTTTGAGGGCAAGGATCGTATCCAGACCAGCATCCAGCTCCCGCACATTTTCCTTGAGGCGAATATCGGAGATGGCTGTGATGCTAGTGCTAGTAGCGTATATTTGACCGTTCATAGCAACGAAGAAACGGTACGCCCCGGCCCCAGTCGAGTACACGTTAAGGGTAGAGTCCGAGCTAACAGACGAAGCCATTGTGGCATAAGTTTGCCCGTCTGGGCGTAGCTCTGCGCCAACAGTAACAGCAGAGGCCACACTTTTTCCAACCAACAAATTCCCGCTGCTGTCGATACGGGCGCGTTCGGTGCCATTAACAGCAAAAACCAGAGGGTTAGCAGTGGCGTTGTCGATATAAGCTAGGCCGTCGCCGCGCACATAAAAATAGGCGAAGTTTGAACCTGCGCGAGCAAGATACCCCGCAGCGCCAGAGCTGCCAGTGGCTGTGGTGTTAAGCGCCCCGATATAGGTAGTCGAGGAAGCGCCATCCTGACGAACCTCCAACGGATATGAAGGTCCGGTAGTACCAATCCCGACGTTACCCGCACCGGTAATGGTCACGCGGGCGGCGTTGTTAGTGCCGAAGAACATTGAAGAATTGGCGCGCTGGTAGATATAGGCAGACGCATCCCCCACGCCGCCCCAGAACCCAATATCAAGCCCGCTTGTGTTCGCAGGGTTGGTAAGGCGAATTTCCCCAGTGCCATCAATCTGTAGCTGCCCCGCTGCGGGAGCGGTGGTGGCAATCCCTACAACCCCTGCGCTTGTGATACGCATGCGCTCAGAGCCGTTAGTACCAAAAACCAATGGGTGGGCGGTTGTAGTGCGCAGGATAGCCCCTGCTACCACTGCGTTACCGGCGGCGTCGTTGAAGAGCTGTGAAGTCACAGGCCCACTGATAATATTGATACCCGCATACGCGGAGGTTGTACCCGCGTTGACGACCGTGATGCCGGTTAAAGAGCCCGCAGTGTTAGTGCGGGACAGGGACATATTACCGCCGTTGATATCCAGCAAAGACCCCGGCGTAGTCGTGCCAATCCCGACGTTGCCGCCATTAGGTTGCAGGAGAAGGTCATAGTTTAAGGCAAGCGTGTCCCAGCGCGTTGCCTGTAGATAGGCGTTGCCGTTAGTAATTGCACCGGTCGCAAGGCCATAACCAACTGTACCAAATGCGGTACAATGCCCGCCAGTGCCCGCAGCGGGGATCGAAACTGGGTTAGCATATGTAACCAGAAACTTATTATTGGCCGCAGTCGTGCCGATCATGACATTGCCCGAGGTATCAACACGCATGCGCTCGGAGTGGCCACCGGCAGGACCGGTCGAGAAGGTAATTGGTGAGCCGCCGATATTTAACTGCCGCCAATCGAGAAAACCGGGAGTGGTGCTGAGTACCGAATTAACGCCGCCTGAGTGGTCAAGCGTGATCCGCCCTGCCCCAGACGTTTCAAATATGGCATCGCCCCTAACGTCCAGCTTTGCGGCAGGTGAAGCCGTGCCAATTCCGACGTTGCCCGCCGAGTTGATGGTCACTCTTGCAGTTGTGTCGGTAAAGAAAGTTAGGCTGTTGGTGCTGCCGTTGCCGTAAAGTCCGGCGGTGCTGCCGCCCCATTCGATCTGCTGATCGTTGTCCATGCGAACAGAACCACCAGAAACCACCAGCCTACGGCCAGCAGGAATAGAACTCGTGCCGATACCGACGTTGCCCGAGCTGTCGATCCGCATGCGTTCGGTGTAGGTAGACCCGTCAGTGCTGTTCTGCCAACTCAGGACACCATTGCTGACATTGAAGAGGTTCTGGTATCGGAAGTTCGTATTCTCGGACGCAAACAGCAGAGAGCTGTTGGTCACCCCGTTCGCCCCTGTCAGTGCTAGGTTGACCTCAGAAGCACCGAAAGCTGTTGTAGTGCCGCTTATCTGGACCCTTGCGGTAGGGTTAGTCGTACCAACCCCGATGTTGCCCGTACTGCTAATCCGCATGCGCTCTGCGCTGTTGGTGACAAAGACCGCCGCGCCAGCGCCAGCCACTCCGAACCAAGCATTTGCTGCAGTGGGGTTATAGAACACCGCGTCACCCGCTGCGGTGCCAGCTACAAAATCACCCGATGATGCTGCAACCGCCACACGCGCTTCTGGTGCGATGCGGCCAACGTCGATAAAGTTAAACGAGCCAGTAGCGCCGCTGAAAAATTGCCCAATGCCGCGAACATCTAACTTCGTCCCCGGTGAAGCCGTCCCAATCCCAACGTTGCCGCCGTTCACCTGCATACCGAAATCAGCAGCGCCGACCCCAGTGTTGATGCCTTGTATATTTACGTTGTCGCCAGTTCCCGAAGCGCGGCTGAACTGGATAATTTTTACACCGGTCGATGCACTGTTCCCGATGCTTGCAATCAACGTCGTGGTTGCGTCACCAAGATAGGCAATACCCGTAGTGCGGAATGTGCCGCTAACATCGAGCTTATAGGCGGGCGAAGCCGTACCGATACCGATATTTGAGCCGTCATCATACACAACCGAAGCCGAAACCGCAGAAGTGCCGTTACCCTTAACCAAATAGCCAGACGACAAAGTCGTGGCGCCCGTGCCGCCATTAGCTACGCCAAGCGTACCGGCAACAGTGATAGCGCCAGTGGTAGCCGTGGCGGGCGTGAGGCCGGTAGAGCCGAAGCTGAGCGAGGTGACGCCGATACCAGAAAGTGCAGCCCATGATGGAGCCGCGCCTGTGTTGCCTACGAGAACCTGACCAGTCGCGCCAACGGCAGTGACCTGTATAGCAGAAGTGCCGTTACCGAGTAGGACGCCATTGGCAGTGAAGGTCGAGGCACCGGTGCCGCCGTCAGCGACGGCTAGGTCAGTACCCAAGGTAAGCGACGACAGGTGAGTGGTCGTGTTAACTACATTCGTACCGTCGCTGTAGACCCACATGGTCTTGCCAGCCGGGACCGTGATACCGTTGCCCGCAGCAGTCTTGACGAGGATACTATCAGAGCAATCATTCTGTACGATATAGGGCTTCTCGATAGCCGGTACGACAAGGTTACGGGTAGACCCACCGGTGACCCCGGTGCAGCGCAAGCGCATGTGGCGCGCAGTCTGCGAAGCGTTGGTATCCGTAAGCGTAAGGGTGACATTGGCACTGGCGAAGGTGACATCTGCCGAGCCAACAATAGCCTCCTCGATAGCCGTACCAAGGTTGATGTTCGTGACGTTGCCCCATGTGGTGTTATTCTCACCAGTGGCCATCAGCTGAATTTTGATATTGCTATATGTACTCGGCATGTCTTTTCCTTACGTCGGTGTCTACCCGTACCGTTGTATCAGTCGGCCTTGGCCGCGCGCTTGGATTTTACCGACCAGAAAGCGGCAACGACCGTTGCACCTGCACCTGCGAGTGCAATTGCGGTCTCAGAGTCGATATACCCTTTACCGGCCAGAAAGCCCCCGAGGGCTGACAGGACCGTGCGTGCTACGCCGTAGAGTTCTTCTTTGTTCATATCATTTTCCTTGCGCTATAGTGCGGAACGTATAAACACACAGAATGACGACCCGCATATGTTTCCGCTGTAATACTACTTTTGAGGCCACCCCCGAAAATTTTTATCGTGAAAAATCACGTCCACTAGGTTTATCATACGAATGCAAGGATTGCCATAGGTCGCGGAAGAAAGGCCGAGACCGGCGCAAAGAGCGTTGGGGCGCGCTGACGCCCGAGCAAAAAGCTAAACGTAAGGCGCGCATGCTGCGATGGAGTCGAACACAGTCGGGACGCGCCACGCATTTACGCAAAGCATACCAACGGGTAGATGCCTGCGATTTAAGCGTAGAAGAGATTTTGGCGTTCATACTGCAGCCCTGCGTGTATTGCGGGACAACCACCGAAAATCGTGGTTTAGACCGTATAGATAACGATTTACCCCACATAAAAGGTAACGTCCAAACCGCCTGCGGTGGCTGCAACATCATGCGCGGCAACCGCTTCACTGTAGAAGAGATGAAGATTATTGGTCGGACCATAGCAGAGGTCAAGGCCGCTAGGGGTAGTTCGCCCGAGGGAGCTCAAAATGAGGGCCATCAGGAAACGAGCGGCTAAGGTTCTTTGCTGTTATAGGCCCTTGTATCGCGGACAGTAGCTTCCAAGTGCCACCCCAACGCACGGGCACCTTTTCGTGTCCCGATGCTGACCGCACAATATCAGCCAACCTATAATATAAACTCCAGTCCCATGTCACTTTCCCATCAAGCATAGGGGCCAGATCGACAGCATGCCCAGTCAGGTGGCGTGAGTTCAGCGTCTTAGATGCACCCTCCCTAACCAACTGCCTCTGCCGCGCTTCGGTGCGTAGGCCCTCCAGCACGGTGAAGTCGAGATCAGACATGGCAGCGGCGCGCTTGACGACGCGCACCAGATCGGGGTGTACACCCTCAAGCCGAGAAAGAGACCGAGAACCTAAGGTGATGCTCATCACGCGATCCTTATGATTGCAGTGGTGTTAGTGGCGGTCGGGAACACAATGGTGAAGTCCCCGTTTGTGACGCTCTTGTCTGCTCCAAAGTCCAGCACGCAGACAGCTGCGTTCACGAGGGTGGTGTTGGCGTTGGAGTTTGCCGAAGGCGTGGAGTTATAGATGAGCGCGCCGCGCGCCGTGACCGACACATTGCTAAAGGTGAGGTCCGCAAAGTCGGTGAACCCCGTACCGACCGAGCTGTTATTGTTCGATGTGACCACACCCAGCCGGGTGAGCGCTGCGCCACCTGCGGTGTAATTGGTACCAGTAGCTTCGTTCGAAGCCGTGTAAGCAGTGGTGTTGGCGTCGATGCTTGCCGACGAATTGTAGAGCGCCAGCTTGAAAGTGTCGCCACCAGATACCCGGAAGTCGTGAACGGCCAGCAGAATTTCAGACTTGAAACTCGTGCATAAACATTGAGTTATCGGCACTTTTCTGTTCCTTATGCGTCTAGGATCGGGATGATATCGACCATACCCGCGTCCCGTAGTTTGTTAGCCAACGTGGTCTTATGCCCCCGCACTGCTTCGTGCATGTAGAATATAAGAACGTGCCGGATGGAGTCCTTGAAGGCTTCTGCCTGCTCACGAATATGAGGATGGGCATCTGCGCCGACATAGATGATCTTATCGAGCGCGCGTTCCGCGAGCTCCTCAGGCGTGGCACCACGATGCTGCGTGGTGTGCACCAAGACCGTACCAACATTTCCGGCAATAGGATCGAACATATATCCTCCTTACGAGACCGGGTAGCGGGCTTGCGGTGTGCGGTAGGTATCCTGACGGTTCTTGCCTTCACCCAACCGCTTGAGCGAAGCCATCGCGGCATCGTAGCGCTTCTGGTATTCAGCAATTACATCGGGCTCGCCCTTCATGAAGGTATACGCCTCTAGCAGCGTACCGTAAAGCAGCGCACTGTCGAAGTTGTCCCCAAGCCACGAGGTTCCTGCAGTCACGATGGACTCTGGGTAGCGGTAGTATTGCAGCTCGTAGCTATAAGCCGAGTTTGGTGTCGGGCCGAGAAGGAACTGCGCGTTGTCTACCATTGCGTAATACTCCGGCGCAGCGGTGTAGGTAGCGCTGGGGAACGCTTCGCGGATAAACTCCACATCCTTGTTCAGCAGATACTCGTAATTGCCGCCCACCACTATAGCCAGAGAGAAAGTGGCCAACCAGTCGGCAGGGATTGCCAGAAACCGGTTATTGCTGGTCAGCGTTCCGGTGGCAGTGTCACGAGCTACGAGCAGCTCTACAGCGTTAAAAATACGCTGCTCGGCTTCCTGTATGAACGTGTTCAGCTGCTCGGTAGACGTCAACGTCACCGTACCGGTACCGGCAGAGTCGGTCCAGCTAGTGTTGGGGAAGTCGTTTTCTACATAGCCTTTAACGGTTTCGAAAAGCGCGTTGTAGTCCATCAGCCCATCTTCGAACTATGCCCGGTACCTTTGGTAGCAGCACCGGTGCCCCGGGTCTTCTGCGTCTGGGTATTGGCGATGTTATTTGGATAGCCGTTATTGTCCTGTACGGGGACGGGCTTCGGTTTGCGATAGGTGTGCATATCAGCTAGCCTTTTTCTGGTTGGCAATCTTAGCGCGATTGCGACCGAGCGCCTTCATCTGCGCATTGGTCTTGCCGCCCTTGGCCATCTTCGTCAACGGCTTGCCGGGGTGCATCTTCTTCTCATGCTTGTGCACGGCCTTGGCAGCAGTGGCCTTGTCCTGCTTCATATCCTTCTTGTCCATCGTCAATTCTCCGTCTGCACTGTTACACTACCTACTTGACCTCTGCCTAATAGCGTATTTGGTAGCCCGAATAAACCCAAAGGATTAGTTAGCCCAACAGGGTTCCATCCCCACTGAATTATGCGGCTACCCTCGCTCGGGTTATTGTTCACGTTCAACCCGGATTGTAGGTATGTGGTATCCGGACGTGGGTTGCGCAGAGCCTGCGGATCATCAACGGGGTACATACCCAGCTGGAGCTGCGGCTGGTCAGGCTCCCAGCAAGTGGGGCACACAAGAATATTGACGTTCTTGGTCTTGATGACGAGCGATTTGAGCTGCTTGAGCTTATACCGAAAGCCGCAGCGGTCGCACTGGCTGATTGCCCATTTACCAGAAGCGAAGCGGTTAGGCACAGCTCACCCCCTTAGAAGAACATCTGGCGCGGGGCGATGCGCAATGGGGCTTTCTCGCGGTCCTCGTCGGCAGCCTGCTGCCACAGCTCTTCATACTGCGCCTTGAGCACAGCCGAGCGGTCGAGGGCGTTGGGCAGCTTCATCGACAAGTGGTAGGCGAGCCCTGCTACCAAGCAGGGGAGGAAGCGGAACGGGATGTCCTGTATATTCACGCCAGTCCCGGCATCTTGGATACGGCGAAGCCTCCACACAACCAGCGTGTAATAGTTACTCTGCTCAGGCACCGGCCATACCGTGATCGTCGGATACTGGACAATATCGTTCCCTACATCCTGTCCCGATAGGCGCTGGAACCACAGCTGGATCGGACGACCCTCCGCATTTTTGTTCGGGATTGTGGCGTAGGTGTCCACGCTGATGCGTGAGATGTTGATGTCGGTCTGACCCTGACCGGTCTGTGTCCGCACTACATGATCGAGGATGTCGATTGTGTCTACCGGCATGCCGTACTCTGCTTGCCCTGCGACGAGAGGGATTGTGCCCTCCTGAATAGTCCATAGGTTGATACCCCGGTTAGCCCATTCCATAGTCAACAGATTGAGGCTGCGCCGCGCGGTGCGCAGGTCATAACCGGTGCGAAGCTCAGCGCCACAGCGCTCGAAAGCCTCCTCGACGATCTCGTTGAGGTTCAGGTTGAAGGTCGTAGTACCGGAAGTGTTTGCCATTACGTATTCCTCTTGCCCCTACGCTACCACGTATTCACGTAAGTGTGAAGTCGTAGGTGGGTGTCACTGTATTTCCAGAAGGTGTGAAGTTGTTGCTCCCCGCCTGAGACTGCGATGTCCAGTTGGGTGCGGGTGGTGGAGCCATGTCGTCGAAAGCATTAGCACTAGCCCCCGCGTCGGGGGTCCAGTTAGGTATGGGCTGCCCCTGACGTAGTAGGGTCTGAAAGAATATATCCCCGCCAAGCACCAGTGGCGGCAACAGCTGTGAGGCGACCTCAGGGCCGTAGATTATATTGATATTATCCAGCCGCGCCGTCTGGGTGAGCACCTGCTCCTTGGCGACAACCGGAATGTAGATCGTGTTGGTATTGGTAAACAGCGCCGGGCTAAGCGTGTAAGTCGCCGTCAGCGTCTGAGTGTAGAAGGTATTGGTGTTATTATAGCGGGTCGGGACCAGCTCGCTGGTTGCCGATATGACCAGCGCATAGAAAGCATTGGTGTTGGTTACCAGCGGAGGCGACAGCTCGTTCGTCGGGGTTAGCGCAGACCCGTAGAAAATGTTCGTATTGTTGAACCGCGTGTTCTGCGTCAGTGTAACCGCACCGACCGTTATCGAGGCAGTGTAGAAGCTGTTGTCGTTGGTGTAGAGGCTGGGCTCGACTACCTGCGTAACGGTAAGGACCGCGCTGTAGAAGCTATTCGTATTGGTTGTGAGCGGGGGCGACAGCTGAACCGCACTGCTGAGTTCAGCCGAGTAGAAGCTATTTACGTTATCGAGGCGCGCATTTTGAACAAGCGTGCTCGTGCCAATCGTGAGCGACGGCGAGTATATGGTGTTGGTATTTGTGAACAGGCTCGGGTTGAGCGTGGTCGTGCCTACCGTAATCGAAGCGGCGTAGAAGCTGTTGCTATTGGTGTAGAGCGACGGGCTGAGCGTGGCCGCGCCAGCCGTTACAGAAGCAGCGTAGAAGCTATTGGTGTTGACCACCAGTGGGGGCGATAGCTCCCCGCTAGTTACGATTGTGGAGGAGTAGAAGGTATTAGAGTTGGTAAACAGGCTCGGGCTGAGCGTAACCGGACCACGCGTGATGGAGGCAGCGTAGAAGCTGTTATCGTTCGTGAACAGCGAAGCGGTGAGGGTAATCGACGTCGTGACGGACGCCGCGTAGAAGCTGTTCGAGTTGGTAAACAGGCTCGGGCTGAGCGTGACCGGACCGCGAGTAATCGACGCAGCATAGAAAGTGTTCGAGTTGGTAAACAGGCTCGGGCTGAGCGTAACCGGGCCGCGCGTGATGGAGGCGGCATAGAAGGTATTGCTGTTATCGAACCGCGTGTTCTGGGTGAGCGTGACCGCCCCCCGCGTGATGGAGGCGGCATAGAAAGTATTGCTGTTCGTGAACAGCGAGGCAGTCAGCGTCTGATTCGCGCCTGTCTGAGATATTGTGGCAGCGTAGAAAGTGTTGCTGTTTGTGAACAGTGATGCGGTGAGCGTGACCGGGCCGCGAGTGATCGACGCAGCATAGAATGTATTGGTATTAGTAAACAGTGACGCGGTCAGCGTCTGCGCTGCCGGTCCCGTGGTGACGTAGAACGCACCGTTATCAAATGCGCCTGCGTCAAAAGCGGCCACGATTAGCTCCTAGTGTCTAATATGGTAGGCTCTCCGCCCGCCTCTACCCACGCATTGTACGCCATAAAATCAGGGTCATGGTCCGACTGGCAAGGGGCAATCTGCACCCCGTCGCTGTCTCGCAGGACAACCCCCTCGTCAAGAATGATCGTGTAAATCATTGGTCAGTCTCGATGTAAAGCGAACAGATATCTAAGCCGAC